TAGCTGTTGAAGATAACGATGACGGTGCAGTATCTAAAGACGAGTACTTAGGTATGTATTACCCAAGTGGCTTTACAAGTGATAACGCAGGTAATAATGTTGTTGTTCCAGCTTCGCACATGGCGCTAAGAACAATAGTATTAAACGACCAAGTTGCTTATCCTTGGTATGCTCCAGCAGGCTCGAGACGCGGTGGAGTTAGCAATGCTTCAGCAGCAGGTTATATTAATGCTGAGGGAGAATTTGTTTCAATTGCACTAAATGCAGGACAGCGTGATGTACTATATTCAAATAGCATCAATCCAATTACACCAGTAGCTGGTGCAGGATTGTTAGTATTTGGACAAAAAACTCGTGCTAGAAGTGCAAGTGCATTAGATAGAGTTAACGTTGCAAGACTAACAGTTTACTTACGTAGACAGCTAGAAATACTTGCAAGACCATATCTATTTGAACCAAATGATGCAGCAACAAGATCACAAGTTAAAGCAGCAGCAGATGCGCTACTACTAGAGCTTGTAAATCTAAGAGCATTGTATGACTTTGTAACTGTGTGTGATACAACAAATAACACTACAGCTAGAATAGATAGAAATGAGTTGTATTTAGATATAGCCATTGAGCCAGTTAAGTCAATTGAGTTTATTTACATTCCATTGAGAATTAAAAACACAGGCGAAATAGCAGCATTAGGTTAATGCTAAAATAAGGGCTCTTTAATTAGAGCCCTTAATATGATAAATACTACTGTATTAGGAGAATAGAATGCCAGTAACAACATTACAAAATTTATCAGTTCCGTTCGAGGGTGAACAGAACTCATCGCTATTGATGCCAAAGCTTCAATATCGTTTTAGAGTATCATTTACAAGCTTTGGTGCAACTGTAGACGACAATGTAAAAGTCATGCAAGCACAAGTTGTAGATGTATCTCGTCCAAATTTAACATTTGAACAAATCACATTAGATGCTTATAACTCAAGAACATATCTTGCAGGTAAGCACACTTGGGACCCTATCTCGCTTACATTGCGTGAAGATTCAAGTAACAATGTACAAAGAGCAGTTGGCAGCCAGCTACAGAAGCAGTTTGATTTCTTTGAACAAGCTAGTGCAGCATCAGGCGGCAACTACAAATTCCAAACTGTTATTGAAATGCTAGACGGCGGCAATGCAGGTGTAGGACCACAAGTTTTAGATAGATTCGAACTTAAAGGTTGCTACATTGAATCAGCAAACTATAACACATTAGCATACGGCACAAGTGATGCAGTCACAGTTGCATTAAGTATCCGTTATGATAATGCTATACAAAAAGGTACTGACGGAGGCGCTGTAACTGGCGTTGGCGAAGTAACACCTAGAGGGTTCGGTACCGGCGTAGTATAAAATACTTAGATTGGATTCTATTCAAAACGGAGGCTTTATGTCTCCGTTTTTTTTTGGATAAATACATTATGGCATATCAATATAGTAATAACAATAATATACATTTAAAAGATGCACAACATGCACAAAACTTTTATACACAAAGTTCTTTGAGGTTTGCGCCAAATGTAAAGTATCTTTATCATGTTGTCTTTAATTTAAAAAAAGCAGTAGGTGCTGGCGCTACACCAAACGACGAAGTTGCAAGATTTGCTCCAAATACATCGAGACTTTTAAAAGAAATTGCAGTAATGGTTAAGACAGCAGATTTACCTCAATATACTGCAAGTGTTGATACTAAAAATCAATATAATAGAAAAAAGAATATTCAGACTAGAATAGATTATTCTCCTGTTACTATAACACTTCATGATGATAACAGTAGTGTAACATCTACTATGATGAAAGAATACTATAATTATTATTATACAGACGGTGCGCAAACAACAACAGCATACTCTACACGTAACAAATATAATTCAGATAATAGATTTAGATACGGTTTAGATAACGATAAAACTGATACATTTTTTGATAATATTAAAATATTCCAATTAGGTAGACAGCGCTGGTATAGTTATACATTAGTAAACCCTCTTGTTACTTCTTGGGGACACGATTCATTAGATTATTCTGATGGCGCAGGAACACTTGAAAATACTATGACAATAAATTATGAATCAGTATTTTACGACAACGGTAAGGTAGGCGAAAATAGTGAACCTGCTAATTTTGAAGATCCTAGCTTTTATGATACAACTCCTAGTCCGTTAGAAGCAACCGGATCGTCCGGATGGGTTAATCCTGATATTTCAAATATGATACCCTCACCTGTTAGCGGATTAGTAAATACTCTTAACACAATTACTAATATAGCAAACACAGCATCTACAGTGGCAAATGTATTTAATCAGTTCGAAGGTTTATCTAGAGGAGCACAAATAGGCTCAGCTGCAATACTTGCAAGCAGATTGATTCCTCGACAGCCAACTGTTCTATCAGGAGCACAAATAGCATCTGAAATTAATGCTTCACCTCAATTCGGAGCAGTGTTAACTAAACAGGCTGTACTAAAAGGATATGTTCCTGGGTTTGATTCAACTAATGCATGGCAATACGACGAATTAAGTACAACGGAAAAGAATGATATAATGAATGATGTGTTTGCAAAGTCGACACAAACTGAAGAAACAGCAGAGTCATTACAAATTAAACGACTTGCAACAAACATAATTCAAGGTGGATAATATGGAATATTTTGATCAAGATAATTTTTTTGATAGACAGGACAATGAAAGAGTGCCTGTTACATCTAATGAATATAACGCATTAAATGGATATTTTGAAAAACGAGGATTTAGTAAAGCAAGTTCTAGAAAAATATCTGTAATGTTATTAGAACAAGCAAATACTAATAACATTCCAGTATTTCAATTAATAGATACACTTAATGGGTTAACTCCTGTAGAACTTAATACTACAATATCTCAAATTTTAAATTTTAATAGAACTAAATCTAGCACAATAGGTTTTTCTCAAAATTTAGAATCTGCTAATTTTAGTCAAAGAAATATTATAATTTAAAATGGCTAGGTATGCACAGGGTAAGTATACGATTAAAAATCCTGAAAAGTATGCTGGCAATAAAGCTCCTACATACCGAAGTGGATGGGAATTTCATTTTATGAAATTTTGTGATGAGCATCCGTCTATTACACAATGGGCAAGTGAAGCAATACGTATTCCTTACAGAAATCCATTAACTGGCAAACACACCATTTATGTTCCAGATTTCTTTATAGCATATAATGATGCAAAGGGCAGAAGTCATGCTGAACTTATTGAAGTAAAACCTAGCAATCAAGCTGTAAAAGAAAATCTAGGAAAATCAAAACATAACCAAGTTCATTATGTAATCAATCAAGCAAAGTGGGAAGCAGCACGAACTTGGTCAAAACAAAATAAAATTACATTTCGTATTATAACTGAAAAAGATTTATACCACCAAGGCCGCACACGTAAATAGGCTAAATACTTACGGAGAGGGCAAACTCCATAAATTGAGGGTAAAATTATGATAGATCCAATTACAGCGATCTCCGCCGCAACGGCCGCCTATAATGGAGTTAAGAAACTAGTATATGCTGGTAGAGAACTTGAAGACGTAGTAGGGCAACTAGGCAAATGGTACGGCGCAGCAGCAGATATAAATCGTGCTGAAACACAGCGCAAGAATCCGCCTATCTTTACAAAACTATTTAATGGCGGCTCCGTAGAAGAAGAAGCTCTAAGTATTATTGTACACAAAAAGAAACTAGCTGAACAAGAAAAAGAACTACAAGAAATGCTTAATGTGCGTTTTGGGTACGGTACTTGGAAAGAAATGATCGAGCTTCGTAGACAGATACGTAAAGAGCGTGAAGAAACTTTATACAAGCAACAAGAACGCAAAGCAGCATTCTTTGAAGGACTTATGCTTACTGGTTTATTAATCATGCTTGCTGGAATTATCGGAGGCAGTGTGTGGCTAACAGGTCTTGGTGCCGGCTGGTGGGGCTAAATGGCAACACTTGTAGATAATAAATTACTTTTTATCCATATTCATAAAAACGCCGGCACTAGTATATCTTTTTGGTTACATAACTATGCAGATGGCAGAAAAGTTGGCGGAAAGCATATACACTTATTCCGTCTACTAAGAGAACAGCGTTTTAATGTTTCTCGAGACATGTATAATTTTAGTTTTGCAGTTGTAAGAAACCCATTTTGTAAAACTTTAAGTGCATATAAGTATCTAAAGAAGAAATCTTATAAAAGAAATTGTAAAGCAAATATTACAATACCGTTTCCTAGTTTTGAAGAATGGATTACTACTATTGACGAAACTGGACATAAATGGGTATGGATGTCTCAAAAAAAATATTCTGAACAGTGTGATTTAATCTTAAGATTTGAAAATCTTAACGAAGAGTTTAAACAAATCCAAAAGTATCTAAATTGTTATATACCTTTAGGTAATGAAAATACATCTGGTACTACTACATATCAATCTTGGTATAATGAAAAAACTAAAAACATAGTATCAAATAGATTAAAAGAAGATATTAAATTTTACGGCTACGAATTTTAACTAAATACTTCAAATAATATAGGTATAATACTATGACTAAAAAACTTGAAGACTTGCTTAATTTACCTGATTCAAAGGAAATTATCAAAAACGCTGAGAAGCAAGAAAAGCAGCAAGCAAAATACGAAGTCAAAGAACAAAATAAAACAATGCGTGATATGGAAGAGTTTGATAAAATTACTTCAGCACTACCTGCAGTTAAAGGCTTAGGAGATATGGCCGATAAAGAACTTAACGAAGTTGCACAAAAGGCTATGGATGCATATGACGATTTAATGGACTTAGGTATGAATGTTGAGTCACGCTACGCAAGTAGAGTATTTGAAGTTGCAGGCGGCATGCTTAAGACTTCGTTAGATGCTAAAACAGCAAAACTAGATAAAAAACTTAAAATGATAGAATTGCAACTTAAAAAAGAAAAGCAAGATAAAGATTCAAATCCAAATAATAGCGATATTGTTAATGGCGACGGATATGTTGTAACAGACCGTAATAGCTTATTAGCACAGCTAAAAGGTATGAATAAAGATAAATAGTATATAAGGAATTACGATGAGATCATTTACTGAAATACTAACAGAGTCTAAAAAGACTTATGAATTTAAAATGGGCGTTGCCGGTGAGTTACCGAAAGAGTTTGAAGATACTTTAGAAACTTCTCTAAAGAAATTTGATATCCAAAGTATCGGCGCTGGAAAGAAAACACCAATACAAGAACGTCCACTAGATTTCCCACAACTTCAAAATATGGAAGTTACTTACTACGATGTCGAACTTGGCTATCCTACTACTCCGCAAGTAATGCAAGAGTATGTCGGACGTTGCTGCGGCATAGACCAAGCATATGTTATAGTAAGAGGAGCTAATGATCCTAGAGAAGATTACCAAGAAAAAGCTGACGAAGGTCCATATGAAACTTTGTTAACAACTGAAGAATTAAAATCAGAAAGTGCGCAAGAATCAGCAGGCGAAAGTCGTGTAATGGAATTATTAAAAGAGCTTGAAACAGCAAGAAAAGAGCGTGAGCACGATCCTGCCGCAGCAGCACCAACGGAGAAATAAAATGAATATGAAAAAATTATTAGAGTCAATGGACAACATCGAAGAGTGTGGCATGAATGCTAGTGCTGATCCAATGATGGCGCCAAAGCCAGCAGACGAAGGTATGCCAGTATCTATGAACATTAGTTTAAATGCTAGTGGTGAAAAGAATGTATCAGACTTAATTAACATGATGAAAAATGCAGGCATGGGCGGCGCAGCTGAAGTTACTCCAGATATGATGCCACCACGTCAAGACATGGAAAGACTACGTGATATTGTAGACGAGCCAGCAGATGGATTAGCACCTGATGCAGATCAACTACCAGCAGAGCCAGAAATGGAACCTTCATTAGGTAAAGAAGAGATTGCTACGGACGACGAAGCTGATGTTGAAGGATATGCTAACGAACCAGAGCCAGCATACGGCGATATGTCAGATGTGATACCAGACGGTAATGATTTAAACCGTAAGAAGAAATCACACCCACCAGTAGCAGGTGGTGATAATCCTATGGCACTTGCTGACGAAGATGAAACTACATATGCTATCAGAGGCAAAAGTCCTGAAGCACAAGAAGAATTATCACGTAAAGCAAATGCAAGTAGTGCAATGGAATCAAACATTAAATCAAAGCTAATGTCTGCACTTGCTGAAAAGAAAAAGCAACCAGATCTAAATGACGACGGCAAGAATGACTTTAAAGATGTTCAGATTGCACGTAAGAACGCAGCAGCAAAAGCAGCAGCTAAAAAGAAATAAGAACGTTCTACCGACAGAGCGAACGGACCCAAATAGCACCTTAGGGTGCTATTTTTTTGACTAAATATTACTATGGCAGCATCATTAGACGGCGTCTTAATTAAAAAGGCGAACAAACAAGAAACATTTACCGAAGAGCAATTAGCAGATCTAATGGCATGTATGGATCCTGAAACAGGATACTTGCATTTTGCAAAACACTTTGCATATATACAGCATCCAGTAAAGGGTAAGTTACTATATGATCCTTTTGAGTATCAACTCGGATTAATGGATAGTTATCATAATTTTAGATTTAACATAAACATGATGCCTAGACAAACAGGTAAAACTACGTGTGCTAGTATATACCTAGCATGGTATGCAATGTTTATTCCAGACCAGACAATACTTATTGCTGCACACAAGTATACTGGTGCCCAAGAGATTATGTCTCGTATACGCTTTGTTTATGAAAGTTGTCCTGATCACGTTAGAGCAGGTGTTACAAGTTACAACAAAGGTTCGATAGAGTTTGAGAATGGAAGTCGAATAGTTAGCCAAACAACAACAGGCAACACAGGACGTGGTATGTCAATTTCATTACTATACTGTGACGAATTTGCATTTGTTATGCCTAATATTGCCGAAGAATTTTGGACATCAATATCACCTACACTAGCAACAGGTGGTCGTGCTATTATTACATCAACACCAAACTCAGACGAAGATACGTTTGCTACTATTTGGAAACAAGCAGAAGATAAGTTTGATGCGCATGGCAACGAACAAGAAGTAGGCACTAATGGATTTCATAGTTTTAGATCAGAGTGGCATGAACACCCTGACCGCGATGAGAAATGGAAAGAAGAAGAAATTGGACGTATTGGTGAAGAGAAGTTTCGCCGTGAATATGGTTGTGAGTTCTTAGTCTTTGATGAAACTTTAATTAATTCAATTAAACTAGCAGCAATGGAAGGTCAAAGTCCGTTAGTAAATATGGGACAAACACGTTGGTATAAAAAGCCAACAGCTGATTGTACATATGCAGTTGCACTAGATCCTTCAATGGGAACTGGTGGCGATAACGCTGCTATACAAGTATTTGAATTACCTAGTTACGAACAAGTTGCAGAATGGCAACATAACACAACGGCTATACCTGGACAGATCAGAGTGTTGTCGGACATCTGTAATTATCTTGTTACTGAAACTGGTAATCCAAACGGAATTTACTGGAGCGTAGAGAACAATGGTATAGGCGAGGCTGCCCTTATCGTTATAAACGACTTCGGTGAAGAGAACATTCCAGGTCTGTTCGTCAGTGAGCCTATCCGCAAAGGACACGTTCGTAAATTCCGTAAGGGCTTTAATACTACACATAGTACAAAAATTACAGCGTGTAGTAGACTAAAAACAATGATCGAGAATGACAAGATGATTATACACAGCAAGCCGTTCTTATCTGAACTTAAGAACTATATTGCAACTGGATCTAGTTATCAAGCTAAACTAGGTCAAACAGATGATTTAGTTAGTGCAACCCTTCTTGCAATAAGGATGATGGCAGTACTTAAAGATTGGGATCCTAGAATCTATAATACATTTACACAAGCTGAGAATATGGATGATTATGATCCTCCAATGCCGATCTTCATAAGTACCAATTATTGATAAATACAATATGAAAGATTTAGATACAATAGGTAAAGATTTATTTGACAAAATCCGTGG